TTTTTACTTCTTCGATTTGAGCGTTAACGTCAGACTTGATGCCTTTTACGTTTTCAGCCATTTCATTAATTAAATGTTCCATTTTTTACTTTTTAAATAGATTGTTAAATTGTGTAATTGCCTTTAATACTTGTTCGTTATCTTCTTTCTTTTCTTCTTGCACCGGCTCAACTGATTGCTCGGGTTGAGTGATTTCCTTGATTACTTCGATTTCTAATAATTCGCCTTGTATCTTTTTTATTTCAATCTCTATTAGGCTAAACATTTCATCGGTAAATTTACCACCTTTGAACGCTTTAATTAGCTTTTCGAGTCTATTGCTTAATTCTTGTTTTTTATCTTTTATTTCCATTTCTCCTTTAAATCCTAATGTTGGTGTTTCAGGATTTGCACCCCAAAGAACGGCTGAACCTTCATATAGTTTTAACTCAGTAATTGTTCGTATTCCGTTTTTGTCAACGTTAGATTTTACAGTACTAAAACCGATTGAATGCTGATTAATTAAACCAGCCTCATAAAGTTTTATAATATCTTCGCCTGTTTCAGTTTCTACAATTGGAGTAATTGCAATTAGCATATCCTTTTCAATGTATAACTGTTCAGGTTTACCAATTACGGCTTCCATTTCTGCGCAATGGTCAACTAATGACCAAATAAGATTTTTGCCGGCTGGGCCTCTTTCTGCTAATGTTTTAGTAAACGCTTCCGGTACGATAATATCGTTATCTAAATCAACGTTACCACATCTTGCCCATACGGCTTTTACTCGGCGTTGCTCGCTATCAACATCCATTATGTTATAGCCTATATCTTGTTTTTCAACAAGTGTATTTTTTAATTGCATTGTACTCATTTGAACAAAGTTATTATTTTTTTTATTATGATAATGCGTCAGCTAGTAATTGTCCGATTTCATAAGCAGCAAAGTTTGTTAATAGTTCCCAAATAACTCCGGCATCTCCTAAAGGTGGATTGTCTGCTAGTTTTTGCACTTTGCCATTTGCACCTCTTACGGCTTCATATCCTAAAGTACAACGACAATTACAAACGTTACCTGCGTGAGCCGTACTATCGCCTGGATGCAACATATTGTCAATATATTGTTTAGCTGGTACTACAAACTTTTTATCCATTGGTATTTGTACTCCGTCCATATGTAAATGGTCGTTTGCATCTCTAGGCATTCTTCTAGTCCTATTATCTTTTGCTGCAATCCATTCTTTAACGGTTACTAATCCTGTACTCATTGCGCCCACCATTGAACCAATGTTAGCAGCCCTTGCCGTTTCCGTTCTAGCTATTAGCTCGGCTCTATAATTTGTTATACCTGAAGTTTTAAGTAAGGCAATTATTTCCGGCATTGTCAATCCTTCCTCTTGTCCCTTGATTAAAAACTTTCTTATTTGTTCTTTTGTAGTGTCGGTTATATCAGCTGCTAATTGATTTAATCCTTTTGTCTCTAAATACTTGATGATAACGTAAGCGAATAAATCAGTTTTTGCGCCTTTAGTCTCCATTGGTACGTATGCCCCTTTAGCGCCCTTTTTAACCGTTTTTTCGGCAGTTAACCCCATTTTAGTACCTAAGGCAACGTGTAACTGTTTAATGGTCTTTTTGAGGGCTTTATCGCTAATTGCGTTATAGTCTTGGGTACGACAATAAGTGTCCACCTGTTTTTGTAATTCCTTTTGGAATTTAGGGGAGTACTGAATTAGGGCATTCATATATAGTTTCCTATAATCTTGCCAAATCATTATTTAAGAGTTAAAAGGTAAAGCGTCTTAGCTATTAATTGAGCAACCTCGTCTATTTGATTTTGTATCCAGCTATCTTGGTAGATTGTTTTGCGCTCCTTTTGTACGAATGCGTATAATTCTTTAAAATACGCTTGTACTGCTTCATTACTTACATAATTCTGCAAAGTACCTACTGAATAATTTTTAGGACGTCCGTATATGCCGGAAACGCTTTCTACTAATCCATCGTATAAATCTTCAATCTCATCCTGATAAAAGTCTAAGGCTTTATGCTCTGCATAGCTCATTGTTTGATTGTGCCATACAATCGCCTGTTCTTTACTGTCTAATAACTGGCTTATAAATTCTACGAATTGCATCTTATTTTATTTAGGTTCGTTAATTGTTAACGGTTGGAATTGATCTAAAGGCTGTAAGCTACTTGGAACGTAAAGTTTCTCAAGTTCTTCGGTAGGGATGTAATCAGGGTTTTTAATACCCATAATCTCCATCTTTTGCGCCGGTGAAATCCACCACGCTTTATCTAACCAATCTACTTGTTCAGTCTTGTTTGCTTCTAATTCTTGATATACTTGTATGTCATAGCCTATGTAAACGTTTGTACCACGATAACCCCAATCGCTATGTAATTTTCTATTTAAGTTTTCTGCAATAGCGTCAAGTAAAGGAATAGCGCAACGCAATGTTAAAGCCTTTTCTCCTTCTCTTTGATTGTTGTAGGTTTTATTATCAGCGTCGTTTAGTAACTGACTAGGCACTCCGTAAATATTACAAAGTGATTTCATATCCCACTTCTCACTCTCGATAATGTTTAATTCAACAGGACTTAAACCGATTTGCTTCCAATCCACTTTATAGCCTGATACTGCAATAGAATTAAAGTTACTTGCTCCACCTTTCTCGCTGATTGATTTCTTTAAGGCTTGTGCTTGTTGCGTTCCACTTGTAGGGTCGAACCTATCGTCGTTCATAAACAATACACCAGCCGGCCCACCATTTTGGAATGAAGATACCGCCGCCGTCTTGGCTTCGTTACTTCTAGTTAATGTTCTAGCCGCTGCCATTAAAGGAGACTGTCCGTACAACTCGTTACCTGTTACAGTCCAATAAGGATTGAAATATTTATCGTGTAATATTTCTTTAGTGTCAAACGTCCACATTTTACCGTAGTATAATTGGTAACCAACCCTTACAGGTGGAAACACTTCAATATTGGCTACGATAGCCATATATTGCGCCGGCAATGCAAATAGTTCAAACGGTTTGCCGTCGTTTGCTCCACCTTCAATCATTTTAGCGTAAATAAAAGAATTACCTGTTATTAACTTAAATCCGCACCATTGCTCAATTAAATCTGCCCAAGTGTCCTCTCCGTTTGGATATTTAAGTAATTCGTTTAATCGTGCGTCGCCGTTGTATAATTCAAATGCTTTTTTATGTAATTGTTTTACTTCGTTCCAATTCTCAATCTTATCAGGCTGCTTCATTAAAGACTTATATCTTTTAGCTGCCGTTTGGTCGACAATCTTATAAACGTGAAATGGCGCTAACTTTGCCTTGTCGGTAATTAGTTTAATGATTGAATAAACTATATCGTTTGATTGATAACCGTCTCTAACATATTGTTGAGCATTTTGTCCCTGCCACGTTACAATCCCTTGTTGGATTGCTACTTGTGCGCCTAGTGGTATGTTCGGAAATAAAGTGTTTACTTTCTTTTTACTAAAGAAATCAAATAGTCCCATATATGTACAATTTAGTCAAAGTTAGTTATTTTATGCTAATAAACCGATACTACAAATTTTGGGGTGTACTCAAATATCATTCGCATAGCTAAACAATCCGAAAAGTCAGGAGAACGACCAATCAAAGACTTGACTTTATCTTTTGGAATTATCCCTTTTGAACTATCGTTATCGACTGCTTTTTGTTTTACCTGTTCAAGTTCCTCAATAATTAATTGTTTTTGTTTGCCGTCTGCATTAATGTAAATCTTATTATCGTTTATTAACTCGGCTAACTTGAAATAGCATTGACTTTTAAGGTTATCAAAGTTTTCTTTTGTTCTAGTTATTGGATTTTCTAATGCCCTAGAATTATTTACAAATCCTTTGCAACGTAGTATATCACAAACTCCACCACCTACTCCGTCCTCGTCCACTACTATATTAGACGTTGGCACTTTGTATTCACTTTGTAGCTTCTTTATAATTTCAGCCACTTCCACAACTGATTTGCCGTTGTATTGATAAAGTTTAACACGATAGCCACTCCATAAGCCAATGACAGTACTGTCGCCACCGAAACGAGCAACGTCGCAACTAATATAAGGTGCGCCACTAGGTAAATAATCGCTAGTAAAGCAGTCAAGAATTTTATCATAGTTTATTAATTGTGCAGGGTCGTCTAAATATTCCCAGTTACCATAAAGCAATCTCTCTTGGCTTACTTTGTCAGGCGTTAAAAGGTTTTCTTTGTAGTGCTTTGATATAAAAGGGTTATCGTCTATTAACGAGGAAATAAAGCGTTTATTGTCTTTTATTGTTCCGTCTTGTTGAGGCTTGTAAAACTCCGAGTACGTCCAATTCTTTGCAGGGTTGCACGTATAAAGTATTTTAGGTACTAAATCGTTTTGGTCTAATTGAAATCTTATTCTTGACTTGATAATGTTTCTAGCCTTATCGTCCACCTGATTTGCCTCGTCTATGAATGCGTCGGTAATTTCTAATGAACCTAATTCGTCAAAGTTTGGGTCGCTTGGGTAACTGTAAAGGTCTTTAAGTAAAATAGTTGAACCGTTAAAAAAGTCTATTTGACTAGATTGTCCGTTGTACTTATAATGTTTTCCCGCTTCTAGTCCTTGCATTTTAGCCACCTGAAAGAATGAAACTAAAGTAGTTTCTTTAAGCGTTTTTAGTACGGCACGTCCTATAAGTCCTCGAGTATTGGGATATTTTAACCGTTGCTTTAATTGCCAATAGCAACCTAATGCAGTTTTGCCACCACCGGCGCCACCACCAAATAAGATTTCGCTTGTTGTTTTATCCTCGAGTAAATCGAGGGCAATAGTTTGTTTTATGGATAATTCCATTATAGGCTACCTGTGTTGCTAACGTATGTTTTTTTTTCTTCCCAATTAATTGTCATTCCACCGCTTACTTCTAATTCAGTTGACTGTTTAGGCTTACCCTCTAATCGGTCTAATAATATTTCGTATGCCTTTAAATCCCCTTTTCTTGCTTTAGCTATTATTTGCATATCTAATTGTTCAGCTATTGTAAATTCTTCCGTCTCTCCTGTTACTGGGTTTTTTGTTTCGGTAACTAATTCTAAAAGTCTAAGTAATCGTGTCTTTGAATTTAGAACTCCCTTACCCCTTCCTTTAGGGTTTCTTACTTCCCCTTTCTTTGCCGGTATTAAGTTTTGTTCGTTTGCCATCTTCTAATCTTTTTCTAATTATTACAAAGGTACTCCGTTCTTCTTGATAATCAATGTTGGGTCAAGTTTACGCATTCTATCCATAATAACTTGGCAGTATTTTGGGTCAAGTTCTGTTCCATAGCATCTGCGACCTAATTGGTGTGCTGCCACCATAGTTGTACCACTTCCTAAAAAGCCGTCTGCTACTAAATCACCAGATTTGGAACTATTTGTAATTTGGTATGCTATTAGCTCAACTGGCTTCATAGTCGGGTGTTCTGCGTTACGGCTTGGGCGTTGAAATTCCAATACAGTTGTTTGTTTCCTATCAGAATACCAGCTATGTGATGCTCCCTCTTTCCAACCGTATAGGCAAGGCTCGTGTTTCCATTGGTAGTCTTGTCTTCCCATTACCATTGAATTCTTAACCCAAATAAGGCATTGTTTAACCATAATACCAGAATCTGCCATTGCTTTACGAAAGTTTGCTCCTTCGCTATCAGCGTGCCAAACATACCAAGCTCCACCAGCTTTTGTATATGAACCAAGAGCAGTATAGAAATCATACAGAAATTTGTAAAAATCACCATCTTTCATACTATCGTTTTGGATAGTTAGGGCATCTTTGGTCTTTCCAGTATAAGCTACATTGTAAGGAGGGTCTGTTACTACCATATCAGCGTATTCTGAGCCGAAAATTTTACCCCAATTGTCTGTTTCGGTAGATGAGCCGCATAAAAGTTTATGTTGCCCTATTTCAAAGATGTCGCCCAAAACTATATCTGTTTCGCTACCGCCTACTGGCACATCAAAGTCATCTTCCGATGCTTCTGCGTTTTTTACGGCAAAGTCTGGAATATCCAACCCCCATTCTTCAAGTTCTTCTACATCCCAATTATTTGCTAAGTCATCCCAATCCCATTCTCCATACCCTACGTTATCCTTTACAATAAATTCCTTTTTTTGTTGCTCACTTAAAGTTGCAATCTTAACCGGCACATCTTTAAGTCCTGCCTCAATACAAGCCTTTAACCTCATATTGCCACCTAATACTACGTTATTTTCGTCTATAACTATTGGTCTTAACTCTAGCATTTCAGGGAACTCTTGAATAGACTTAACTAACTTCTTAAACTTGTCATCCTTAATTATTCTAGGATTGTTCGGGTTTGGTTTGATTTGTGTTATTAGCATCTTCCTTGTCTATTATATGGTTTAGTAGGTTTATCTTTTGGGCCTTGTGTTTTCTTTGCTTTGCCACATTTTCTTTTACCAAAGGTTACTTTGTTACTGTTATTTAGTTTCGCCATACGTTTTTATTATTTCGTTTAATTCAGTTCTGCTCCATTTTTTTACTAACCTGTGTTGCTGCTCCAACTCCATAACTTTACGT